AGCGAACTGGCCACCTCCGGCTGGATCATGGGCGCCAAGGTCGCGCTGGCCGCCACCGGCAACACCAGCGCCGAACTCGCCGCCGGGCGGCCCAAATTCGCCCTGCGCTTCACCCCCTGCGCGCCGTTTGAAAACCCCACGGTCGATTTTGCCATCACCGAGGAATTCTACAGCGACTTCGCCTCGCAGGTCGCCGCCTGATCCTCTCCCCCCTCTTCTGACAGGAGCGTCCCATGGGCCTTCCCCGCACCCTGCAAAACCTCAATACCTATATCAATGGCGCCGATTATCGCGGCATCATCGGCGAATTCGAACAGCCCAAGCTCTCGGAAAACACCGGCGACTGGCGCGGCGGCGGCATGCCCGGCACGGTCAAGCGCAAGATGGGCCTCAACCCGATGGAGGCCACGCTCACCTTCGGCGGCCATGAAACCGCGCTGGTCCGCCTGTTCGCGCGCGATGACACCCGCATCCGCCTCGTCTGCGCCTATCAGGCCAAATCGACCAGCACCCCGCAGGCCGTCGATATCTTCATGCGCGGCAGCTTCAACGAGATCGACTTCGGCAAGGACAAGCCCGGCGATCCGACCGAACACAAATACAAGGCGGACCTGACCTATTACCGCCGCGAGGTGAACGGCGTGGTCGAGGTCGAGATCGATATGCTCAACGGCATCTACATGGTCGGCGGCGTGGACCGCTATGCCGAGATCATGGCCATCCTCGCCGGGTAATCCGCCCTCATCAGATCCGTGCAGACGGTCCTTTTGCGGGGTGCCGTCTGCACGGTGGGCCGGTGGCCTTCCTCTCCCGCCACCGGCCCCTTCCCGCCCCGCGCATCACGAAAGCCCCGCCCATGACCGACACGCCCCCTGTTGCCGCCGCTCCCGGCTCATCCAGCCACACCTTCACCCTCGCCGCCCCGATCCTGCGCGGCGAGACCAGCATCGAGGCGCTGACCATCCGCAAGCCCAGCGCGGGCCAACTGCGCGGCCTTTCGCTGCAAAACCTGCTCTCGCTCGATATCAGCGAGATCCTCAATGTCGTTCCCCGCATCACCATGCCGCCGATCACCGGCGCCGAGGCCGACATGCTCGATCCCTCCGACGTGGCCGAAATCGGGGGCGCGATCCGCGATTTTTTTATGACAGCGGGCGAGCGCAAGCTGCTGCAGATGGTGATCGAGCAGAACACGCCGAAGAGCTGATGGCCGACATCGCCGCCATCTTTCACTGGCCGCTCTCGGAAATTGCGGCCCTCACGCTGGACGAACTGATCCTCTGCCGCCGTCTGGCGGTGGAAAGCTGGAACCGCATGTGGGCGGGCAAGGAAGGTGAAGGATGAGCGACAAAAAGCTCTCGCTGCTGGTCAATTTCATCGGCATCGACAAGATGACCGGCATCATGAAGAACATCGTCGGCCTTGGCCGCGATGGCTCCAAATCGATCAAGGGGCTGACCGGCGAGACCAAGAAGCTCGATGCGCAGATGCGCGCGGTGCAGGCCGATATCGCCAAGGGCGCGGGCAATATGACCCAGCTCATCGACAAGGAACGCGCGCTGGCCGCGCAGATCGCTCTCACCAACCGCCAGCTCGAGCGGCAAAAGAAGCTGGCCGCGATCCGCGCCGATGCCAATGTGATTCAGCGGCGCGGCGCCGACCTGCGCCAGCGCGGCCAGGACAATATGCTGGGCGGTGTCGGCATGGCCACGCCCTTTATCCTCGCCAGCAAGGCGGCGATGGATTTCTCCAGCGGCATGGTCGATATCCAGCAAAAGGCCGAGCTGACCAACGCGGAAACCGCCCGCATGGCCGCGCGCATCCTCGACCTGTCAAAGGTGGCGCACCAACTGCCCGAGGATATGCGCAGCGGCATCGACACGCTGGCTGGCCTCGGCCTCGATCCGCGCAAGGCCATCGAGATGATCGGCCCCATTGGCCGGTTGGGCACCGCCTTCAAGGTCGATCTGGCCGATGGCGCCAACGCCGCCTTCTCCAACCTCAACAACCTCAAGGTGCCGATCGGCGAGACCGCCCGCGCGCTCGATATCATGGCCGCATCGGGCAACGCCGGGGCCTTCGAGGTCAAGGACATGGCCCGCTGGTTCCCCTCGCTCACCGCGCAGATGCAGGCGCTGGGGCAAAAGGGCACGCCCGCCGTGGCGGACCTTGCCGCCGCGCTGCAGATCGCCCGGCGCGGCGCGGGTGATGCGGATCAGGCCGCCAACAATATCCAGAACCTGCTCTCCAAGATCCAGTCGCCCGAGACGGTCAAGAAGTTCGCCAAATTCGGCATCGACCTGCCCAATGCCCTCAAAAAGGCCGCGCGCGAGGGCAAGACGCCTTTGGAGACCATCGCCGACCTCACGCAAAAGGCCACCGGCGGCGACAATGCCAAGATCGGCAACCTGTTCGAGGATATGCAGGCGCAAGGGGCTCTCCGCTCCCTCATCCTCAACATGGAGGATTTCCGCAAGATGCGCGCCGATATCGCCAAGAGCGGCGGCACGGTCGACAAGGCCTTCGCCCAGCGCGAGGCGCAGGACGCCAGCATCAAATGGCGCGACTTCATGGGCACGGTCCAGCGGCTCGGCATCACGCTGGGCAATGGCTTCCTGCCCGCCGCGACCCGCTTCCTGTCCGTCGCCGATGGCATGATCTCCCGCGTCGCCGCTTTCGCCCAGGCGAACCCGCGCCTAACCACCAGCCTGATGACGCTGCTGGGCGTGCTGGTGGCCGCGCGCATCGGCGTAGGCGCGCTGCAATGGGCGGTGGGCGGCCTGTTCGGCCCGGTGGCTCTGCTCTACCGCCTGCTCAAAACCTATGAGGGCCTCGCTGGTATGGTGGCCATATTCCCCCGGCTCGCGGGCGGCATGAGCTTTCTGGGCGCGGCGGCCGCCAAAGTGCCCGGCATCATCGCGGGGCTGATGGTGGCCCTGCGCGGACTGGCCGCCTTCATGCTCACCAATCCGGCGGGCTGGTTCCTGCTGGCCGTGGGCGCGGGCGTGGCCGCCTATCAGAATTGGGATTGGATCAAGGAAAAGCTCGGTATCGGCGGCGCGCCCAAACCCGGCGCGGCAGCCCCTGCGCCCAAAGCCAATTGGGCGGGCGCGAAGGCGTCCAACCCCTTCCCCGCCCTCGCCCCCGTCCGACCGGCGGCACTCGGCGCTGGCGGCGCGGCGCGCGGCCCGGTCACGCTCAATGTCTATCCCGCCCCCGGCCAAAGCCCCGACACCATCGCCAACCACGTCATTCGCAAGATGGATCACGCCCAGGGCGTGGCCGCGCGCTCCAACATGAACGGCGAGGACGGACGCTGATGGCTGACCTCACCTCATCCAGCCTGATCGACCTGTCCACCCCGGTCACGATCAGCCAGCGCGACCTGCTCTCGCCCGCCGTCCTCATGTCGCTGGGCCTGTTCACCTTCGGCATGGAGCAGGCCGCCTATGACCAGCTCTCGCGCCGGATCGCGTGGCGCCATGAACAGAACGACCGCTTCATGGCCCGCCCGGCCAGCCAGTTCGCAGGTCCCGGTGAGGATCGCGTCTCCATCGCGGGCGAGATCATCCCGGAAATTGCGGGCAATTACGGCGCGCTCACCTTCCTGATCGAGATGGGCGACACCGGCGATGCCTTCCCGCTGATGGATGGCCTCGGCACACTCTGGGGCTTTTACCGGATTGATGGGCTGGATCAGACGCACCGCGTCATCATGGCGGGCGGCATCCCGCGCATGGTCGATTTCTCCCTCGAACTCTCGCGGGTGGAATGATGGCGGCGAACAAGGCGGGCCTGCGCTTGCACCTCGACAATGGCGTCGATCTCGCGGCCAAGATCAACCCGCGCTTCCTCTCGCTGACTTTGGTGGAAAAGCGCGATGGTTCGGCGGACGAACTGACGCTCTCGCTGCAGAATGTCGATGGCAAGCTGGCCGTGCCCAGCGCGGGCGCGATCCTCTCCCTGTCGCTGGGCTGGGAAAGCCGGTTTGATGATCATCCGGTGGGCCTCATCGACAAGGGCCGGTTCCGCGTCGATGAGGTCGAGGAAAGCGGCCCGCCCGATCGGATCGTGATCCGCGCACGCTCGGCCGATCTGGCCGGCACCTATGCGAAGCGCCGCAACCGCGTCTGGCATGACACCACGTTGGGCGCGCTGATCGCCGAAATCGCTGCGCGCCATGGCATCACCGCCCGCGTCCATCCCGATCTGGCGGGCCAGCCCATCGAGGCGCTGGAGCAGCACAACAAGTCCGACATGGCGCTGGTGCAGGATCTGGGCAAACGCTTCGACGCCACCGCGACATGGAAAGACCGCAAGATCCTGATCCTGCCCAAGGGCAGCGCCACCACAGCGGGCGGCCAGACCATCCCGGCCATCACCCTGACGCGGCAGGATGGGTGGAGCTGGCGCTACATCCGCGCCGAACGCGGCGCGCAGACGGGCGTGGAGGCGCAGTATCACGATGGATCGACCGGCGCGCGCAAGACGGTGAGCGAGGGCAGCGGCGATGCGTACCGGCTGAAACATATCTATGCCAGCAAGAGCAGCGCCACCCGCGCGGCGAAGTCCAACCTTGCCAAGCGACTGCGGGCAAAGAGCAGGTTTGAGTATTATCTGGCGGTGGCCGATTGCCGGTTGCGACCCAATCAGCAGGCCGCGCTCCAGGGGTGGAGCGCGGCGGTGAGCGGGACCAAGTGGCTGATCGAGAGCATCGATACCACCATGGATGCCGGTGGGATCAAGCAGATGGTGCGGTTGGAGGGCGCTTAGCGCCTCGGTTCTCGTGACTCTGGTGACGGGGTCACATGCACTGACACGGCGGATACTCCGAAAGCAGATTCAATTCTCAAACGGAGCATCAAATTCATCTCTTACGCGACGGCTCTTTGCTGGCTTGCGCAAATCCTTTGTAGAAGGATTGTTGACCGGCAGTCCTCCCACCTGAGGCCCAGGCACATTGGCCGAAGGCGAAGCGGACGTGGCCATACCTCCCACAAGATCG